TTTAATCCAGATCCAAAAGGTAGATTTAAAGTAAGCTGGGTACCACCTGCTCATCTTCAGAATAGAGTAATAATAAAGAACGGAATAAAATATCCAGGAAATGAACACATGGGCGCTTTTGGCTGCGATAGTTATGATATTAGCGGCACTGTTGATGGTCGAGGATCCAACGGATCTCTTCATGGATTAACAAAGTTTAGTATGGAGGATGCTCCTGCTAACACGTTTTTTTTAGAATATATATCAAGGCCACCAACGGCTGAGATATTTTTTGAGGACGTGCTAATGGCTTGCGTGTTTTATGGTATGCCAATATTAGCTGAGAACAATAAACCTAGGTTATTGTATTATATGCGTAGAAGAGGTTATAGAGGTTTTAGTATGAATAGACCTGACAAGGTTTGGAATAAACTATCTGTAGCAGAAAAAGAAATTGGTGGTATACCAAACTCTAGTGAAGATATAAAGCAAGCTCACGCTGCTGCTATTGAAATGTATATAAATTCTCACGTTGGTCATTTAGGTGACGGTAAGTATGGAACAACATATTTTAACGAAACATTAAATGATTGGGCTAAGTTTGATATAAATAAACGAACTAAACACGATGCCTCTATAAGTTCTGGCTTAGCTATAATGGGTTGTAACAGACATCTGTATAAGCCTGTTGGCATTAGAACTAAACAAAAAGTAAATATAAGTATTGCTAAGTATAACAACGACGGTGATTTTAGTGAAATAATAAAAAGAAAATAAATGTATAGAACAGGTACAAACTCTTTTCCAAGCCAAACGGTTAGTGACGAAGAAAAAGCTAGTTATGAATACGGTTTAAAGGTTGCTAAAGCTATAGAATCTGAATGGTTTGACACTGACACTGGATATTACGGTAGACACCACTCAACGTATAATAACTTTCATAATTTAAGATTATATGCTAGAGGAGAGCAGTCTGTTCAAAAGTATAAAGATGAATTATCTATAAATGGTGACTTAAGCTACTTAAACCTAGACTGGAAGCCCGTACCTATTATACCTAAGTTTGTAGATTTAGTTGTAAATGGAATGGCTAACAGAGTTTACGATATAAAAGCTTATTCTCAAGATCCTTACGGCGTTGAAAAAAGAACTGAGTATATGGAAAGTATACTTAGAGATATGAAAACTAAAGAGTTTAACGCTATGGCTAAAAACATGTTTAACATGGACTTGGCTAAAACTCCACCAGAAAAATTACCAGAAACAGAAGAAGAACTACAGTTACACATGCAGCTAAGCTACAAACAAGCTGTGGAAATAGCTGAAGAGCAAGCAATAGAAACTTTATTAGAAGGAAATAGATATGAACTTACTAAAAAAAGATTTTATTACGATTTAGCTGTTTTAGGTATAGCTGCTACGAAAACTTCTTTTAACACGGCTGAAGGTGTTAAGGTCGAGTACGTAGATCCAGCTAATCTAGTTTATTCACACACTGACTCACCTTACTTTGAAGATATATACTATGTTGGTGAAGTTAAAGAAATACCTATTAACGAGTTAGCTAAACAGTTTCCTAATTTATCTCAAGAATCTTTAGAGACAATACAAAAACAAGGCGGATCAATAAGAAACAGATCCGCAGGTAATAGATATAGAAGCAACGATGATAATGATCATAACAAAGTTGCTTTAGTTTATTTTAACTACAAAACATATACTAACGAAGTATACAAAATAAAAGACACTGGATCAGGTGGGCAGAGAGCAATAGAAAAAACAGACGCTTTTAATCCGCCTAGTGATATGGCTGGAGGATTTGAAAGATTACAAAGATCTGTAGAGTGTCTTTATGAGGGCGTATTAGTTTTAGGTACAGACATATTGTTGCAGTGGCAAAAAGCTAGCAATATGGTTAGACCTAAAAGTGATTTTACTAAAGTTAAAATGAATTACGCTATTGTAGCGCCAAGAATGTATAATGGCAAAATAGAGTCGCTTGTTGGTCGTATTACTGGTTTTGCAGATATGATACAACTTACGCACTTGAAGCTACAGCAAGTAATGTCGCGTATGATACCTGATGGTATTTATCTCGATGCTGATGGTTTAGCTGAAATAGATTTAGGTAATGGTACAAACTATAATCCGCAAGAAGCTTTAAATATGTTCTTCCAAACAGGTTCTGTTATTGGTAGATCAATGAACGAGCTTGGCGAGGGTAACGCAGGTAAAATACCAATACAAGAAATATCATCTGGTAGTGGTGGAAATAAAATGCAAAGTTTAATTGCTACGTACAACTATTACTTACAAATGATACGTGACGTAACCGGATTAAACGAGGCTAGAAGTGACGCTCCAGACGCTAGATCTTTAGTTGGCGTACAAAAAATGGCGGCCGCTAATTCAAATACAGCTACTAGACATATACTTGATGCTGGATTATTTTTAACTGCAGAAACAGCTGAAGCGTTATCACTTAGAATATCTGATATAATAGAATACTCTCCGACTCGAAACGCTTTTATACAAGCTATAGGTGCTCACAATGTTGCTACGTTAGAAGAGATGAGTAACTTGCATTTGTACGACTTTGGTATATTTATAGATCTTATGCCAGATGACGAAGAAAAGCAAATGCTAGAAAACAATATACAGGTAGCAATAGGTCAGGGTAGTATAGAGCTTGAAGATGCTATTGACGTTAGAGAAATAAAAAATATTAAACTAGCAAACCAAGTATTAAAAATACGTAGAAAGAAAAAACAAGACAGAGATCAAGCTACGCAGCAAGCTAACATAAAGGCTCAAGCTGACGCTAACGCTCAAGCACAACAAGTTGCCGCTCAGGCAGAGGTGCAAAAGCAACAAGCGTTAACAGAGGCTCAAATAAAACTAGCAGAAGCAAAATCAGGATTTAAAGCTCAAGAGTTAGACAAAGAAGCTGAAGTTAAAAAGAAGCTAATGGAGTATGAGTTCCAGTTAAACATGCAAATGAGAAACATGGATCAAGCTCAGTCTGATAGAAAAGAAATGTTTAAAGAAGATAGGAAAGACCAAAGAACTAAAATGCAAGCTACTCAACAAAGTGAGCTTATAGACCAAAGAGCAAACAATAAATCACCTAAAAACTTTGAGTCGTCAGGTAATGATATAATTGACGGTGGAATTAATTTAGGTGGTTTTGACCCTAGATAACTATTAACTTATATTTTATATTATGGAAGAAAATGAAAATGTAGTTGAAGAAACTACACCACAAGAAGAGGTGACTAAAGTTGAAGTCCCTTCGTTTGATAGCGCTGATGATGATAGCGTTATTAAAGTAAATTTAGATCAACCACCTGTTGTTGAAACTGAAGAACCTACGGAGGAATTAAAAGAGGTTGAACAAGTTGAACAGGTAGAACAGATAGAGCAAGAGCCTACGATAGAAGAAACTCCCGTGTTACAAGAAGTAACAAACGAAGTTGAAGAAGCTGTAGAGCAAGTTGCAGAAGAGATAGGTGCTGCTATTGAAGAGTCAAACGAGACTGGACAAGCGCTACCAGAAAATATACAAAAAGTTGTAGACTTTGTTAACGACACTGGCGGATCGCTAGAGGATTACGTTAACTTAAATAAAGACTACAATGAAATGGATAATTTAACCGCGCTGCAAGAATACTATAAGATGACAAAACCTCATCTTGACGCAGACGAAAGAGACTTTCTCATGGACGAAACATTTTCAATTGATGAAGATATTGACGACGAGAAAGAAATAAGAAGAAAAAAAATAGCCTTAAAAGAGCAAGTTGCCGAGGCTAAAGCCTACTTAGACGGGCAAAAGTCTAAATATTACGAGGAGATCAAAGGCGGATCTAAGCTTCCTGACGAAGCAAAGAAAGCAATGGACTTCTTTAATCGATACAACAAGGAATCGGAACAGAATGCAAAAATAGCAGAACAACAAAAGTCTACTTTTTTAAAAAAGACTAACACAGTCTTTAACGACAAGTTCAAAGGTTTTGAATATAACGTCGGAGATAAAAAGTATAGATTTAATGTTAAAAATGCTGAAGAGGTTAAAACAACTCAAAGCGACATTAACAACTTTGTCAAAAAGTTTTTGAACGAAGATAATACGATGTCAGACGCTGAAGGTTATCACAAATCTCTCTACACGGCTATGAACGCCGATGCTATTGCTAAGCACTTTTACGAACAAGGCCAAGCTGACGCGCTCAGAGAGAGTGTTGCGAAAAGCAAGAACGTTAACATGGAACCGAGACAATCTCACGGTGAAATTGAAGCTGGTGGTATAAAAGTAAGAGCGTTAGGTGAAAACTCATCCGATTTTAAGTTTAAGATTAAAAGCAAAAGAAAATAATTTTTAACTTTAAAACATTTTATTATGGCAATTACTGCAGGTGATAATTTGAACTCGGTACCTACTTCTCAGAAGCAAGCGCTAAACTCAAATTATTTCGATTTTCTTGCGACAGCTAATCAAGGTTGGGCGCAACAATATTTACCAGAGCTAATGGAAAAAGAAGCTGAGGTTTTCGGACCTAGAACTATTTCAGGTTTCTTAGCACAAGTTGGCGCTGAAGAGGCTATGACAGCTGATCAAGTTGTATGGTCTGAACAAGGTAGATTACACCTTTCTTACAAATGTTCAATGCTAGACCACGATGCTGGTATTAGCGGTAACTTAGGTTGTAAGATTGAAATCTTAACAGATATGGACGGTCAAGATCCTGGTTATAATCACGGTGTTCGTTTACACGATACTGTTATTGTAGCTGGTGGAACTGGTCAAACTTTTAAAGGAATTGTTACTGAAGTTGCTACTGCAACTGCTCCAACAATAGAAGTTATACCTTATGACGCTAACGATTCTGTTATTGCTAATGGTGTTGACAACTGTACTATATTAGTTTATGGTTCTGAGTTTAAGAAAGGAGTTTCTTATCCAGGTGCTTTAGCTGACGATGGTAGTTCTCACGGAACTTCAACTGACTCTCGTGGTGCTAACGAACCAGTATTTAAGTCTTTTTCTAACAAGCCTATCATTTTAAAAGATTACTACGAAGTATCAGGTTCTGATACAGCTAGAATCGGTTGGATTGAAATCGCTGCTGAGAACGGACAGTCTGGTTATATGTGGTACTTAAAAGCTGAAGCTGACACAAGAGCACGTTTCACTGACTACTTAGAAATGGCAATGATTGAAGGTGTTAGAGCTTCTGGTACTAACGACGCTGATTTAGCTGTTCACAACTCTGACGGTGCTGCGACAGGTACTCAAGGTTTATTCGACGCTATCGAAGATAGAGGTAACGTAACTTCTGGTGTTACTGGTGTTAACGCTGCTTCTGATTTAGCTGAGTTTGACGCTATCTTAGCAGAGTTTGATAAGCAAGGTGCTATTGAAGAAAACATGATGTTTGTTAATCGTGCTACTAGTTTAGCTATTGATGACATGTTAGCTTCTATGAACTCTTACGGTGCTGGTGGTACTTCTTACGGAGTATTTGACAACGAAGAAGAAATGGCATTAAACCTAGGTTTCTCTGGATTCCGTAGAGGATCTTACGATTTCTATAAGTCTGACTTCCGTTACTTGAATGACTTAGCTACACGTGGTGGTATTAACCTTGTAGCTGGTTCTTCTGCTGTACGTGGAGTATTTATTCCAGCTGGAACATT